CACAATATGGTTCAACGAATGGAAAGTGGAATTTAAACCCTAAAAGATATGTTAAACGGAAAAATTGATTTTTTAACCCTAAGTAAAATTGAGAAAGAGTTCGGTTCATTTGATATCGGACAAGTTCATGGTGGTGGTAATCCAATCTACCTACGATTTGGATATTGGAATCAAGTCGATGTTGTTAAACTAGCCGAAATCATTGGTTATCGTGCTAATGTAATCGAAGATGATTTCTTTGATGATGATTGTGGTTGGAAATATTCATATCATCTAAAATAGTAGGTATGTGGTATCAGATAGAAATTGAAGCTGATAAATGGGAAGAACAACAAAAAGTTCTTCGTGATTTGGAAATCAACGAATAGTTTCGTATATTTGTCTTTGTGAAGATAGTAGATACAAACGAAAGATTAAGAAAGCATATTGTTTCTCTCTCCGAGAAGGTGTTGGTATTTCCCATTCTAACAAGTTTGGAGAAACACCCTCACCTTTCTCGCATATCGGCTATTTTAGTATCCGATGGGGTAACTGACCTATTTGTGAATTATAACAACATAGACGCTAGCTGTGTAAGTGATACGATAGATTTCAGTCCATTCAAAGAAGTATGGGTAGTTGGTCTGAAAGACTTTTTACATCACTATGAGTTCCTACCTAATATGTATGACCTTGAAATGGGTCTATTTCACGAGGCAAGGGACTTTGATGTAGATGAGAAACCAATCTACACTATATTCAGAAGAAGAAAAGCACCCAAAGCAAACGACCTCATTCCAATTTGGAAACACTACGAACAATTCCAAGAGTGGAAGAAGAAGTGGGATAACCTCACCCCATCCAAATTCAGTCAACTATACCCCAAAGGGTACAATTGGATAGAGAAGAGTGGGCTTCATACCCTAACGGGTATAGAATACACCCAATATAATATGTTGACTACAACTTCACGACCTTCAAATGCATTTGGTGGAGTTAACTATGCCGCACTACCAAAAGATGGTGATGTTCGTAAGAGGTTTATATCACGATTTGAGGGTGGTAAGTTATGTCAATTGGACTTTGATGGGTATCATCCACGGTTGATTGGAAAACTTATAGGTGTAGACATCCCATTAGACATTAAAGCACACAAATGGTTAGCTGACCAATATGGTGCTGACCTCAAAGACGCAAAAGCAATTACATTCCGACAATTATATGGTGGAGTGCAGGATGAATACAAACATATTCCATTTTTCAGTAAAACTGCAGAGTATATTGATTCACTTTGGAGTGAGTTTTTACTAAAGAGAGAGGTATTTACCCCAATTTTTAAAAGAAAGATAAAATATCACCAAGATTTAAACAAAAATAAGCTATTTAACTACATTCTCCAATCCGTTGAGACCGAACGAAACATACTTATAATCGAGAAATTGTCTAAAATACAATTATCTAAAAAGTCTTTGCCAATCCTATACACATATGACTCAATTTTGTTTGATGTTCATTCTGATGATGGTAATGACTATATAAAAAAGATAAAAGAGGTGATGGAGATGGATGGATTCCCTACCGATGTAGAATTTGGTGACAACTACAAAGATATGGTTAGGGTAAACCTTTAGATATTTATGGTTATGAAGAAACTTATCAATTACATAGCACAAAAAGTGTGGAACGAGGTCGGAGTATCCCTAAAAGAGGGTATTACTGAACACGAGTCGTTGAAAGCTACATTCAAGGTAGTTTCAGAAATCGCTGGTGAAGATATCGCCGAAGAATTACTCATTAACTTATTGGAAGCAACGGGTGATGATAAAATTGACCCTGATACCGAAGTGACTTATAAGAACAAAGATGGTGAGAAAAAAACCACTACTTATAAGACTGCGATTGCATCTGATAAAGAATCCCCACAATATAAAGCCGCAGATGACCTTCGTAAGAAGGGTGGTAGTGAAGAAAAAGAGGATGATGAAAAATTCTCTAAAGCAGACCAAGTTGATATGATGACTCAAGCAGAAAAAGATGCTATGGCAGCTGCTGAGGCTGAAAAACAAAAACCAAAAGGTAATGGTTATGTCGGTGACAAGGATAAATCACTAAAACAAGGTGACCCTACAACTTCAGAAGAATACCAACGAGACTTACCACCAGATGATGTTGATTTTGAAAAACGAAACAAAAAGTTTGCCAATCCAACACCACCTGAACCATATAAGATGCCAGACTTTATGTCTGACAATCCAAAGTTCCCTAAAAAGTATGTTAAGGCATTAGAACGAATGATGAATACCCAACCAAAAGGTGATGCTACTAAATGGCAACATTATAGTGACATTGCTGGTGGGGCAGGTCAAATTTCCGCACAAGCCGGTGAATTGATGACCATGATGGGTGCTACTATGAGCGATGAAGAGTGGAACGAATTTAGTAACTCACTTCTTAAACACGAAGCATCTTTAAAAGAGAACCATCGTGATGTCTTTATGAAAAAAGACAAAAAGACAGGTAAGTATGAAGATAATCCTGGGTCACGAGTAATTGATAGTTCTTGGGTTAAAGCCGCAACTCAAAGTAGAAAAGCTATTAAGGATAGACTTTTAAAACAATATGGTGAGGGTACTACGATAGTTGCTGGTGCTTGGGATACTGAATCTGATGTTGAAGCACTTGGTATGTCAAATTACTCCGAAAACAAGGGATTCTCAACTGATATGTACCTTAAAGTTAGAAAGCCAGATGGTGAAGAGGTATTAGATGAGGTTTCTTTGAAAAAATCAACATATGTAAACTTCTTAAATTCAGGTGCAGGTAAGTTTAATGACTGGGACCCTGAATTGCCGGATGATATCAATGCTAACGTATATGCTCAAAAAGCAAGAGAACGTAACATTTCGTATATATCACGAAATAAAGCAAAAATCGAAGAGTTACTGAAAACGCCAAAGGGTAAGGAAATCAACGCAGTTTTAAAGTCAAAAAAACTAACTCTTGACCAAGCATTAGAAGGTAACTCAAGAGATAAACAAAAAGTTCTTTGGACTGCTATCAACACACTTGCTAATGCCGGTGATACTTCTGCTAAAGAAATTATTGCCAGAGATAATAGAGAACATACAGAATATCAAGAACGTGCTGTAAAGGCAATTACCGAAAACCCTAAAATGAAAGAGGGTATGATGCAGGAAATTCGTAATGAGTTTCCATTGAAGGCTGTATCTGAAGGTGAAGAGACTATGGCGATTGGGCCCTTTTCATTGGATAAAAGTACAATGAAGGCAATATTTGGAACGGATGACTATAACAAACTTAAAGAAAATCTTGTAGCAGAACCACCCAAACCTATAATCGACCCTAAAACAAAAAAACCTAAACTTGATAAAGATGGTAATCCTAAAATGACAAGTCCTACAATTGGATATAAAATACAATCTTCAGGTGAAGTATTTCCTGTTGCTGACATCGTTATTAGAGAAGATGGTCGTGGATATGGTGGTCAATTTAAATTTGAAATGAAACTAAATCAAAAAGGTTTTGCTGATAGACTTCGCCAAGCACAATCTGAAGTATACGGATAATACGGGAGATAATGAGTGAGAACGCAATTATTATGTACCTTCACAAATGAGGGGCAATTTGAAGAAATTATTGATAAGATATTTAAGTCGTTTGAATTATTCAGCCGTAAAATATTCGTATTAAAGTTAGACCCCTCAAAAGAATTGGTAATAAGTTATAATATCATTCCAAATTCATCAACAAAGTTCTTACCATCAACCATTATGGTTCATCGTAAGAAAGAATCAAACACTATGTACACTATTAACGCATTGAATAGATTGATTGTTGATGAAAATGGTTCATTAGATAAATCATACCAAGTAGATTGGGAAAAACATCGTAATTCAGTAATCCTAACCGATGGTGATGGATATAAGGTAATGAAGACAAGTTTATTTAGAATTATTGATGTTAATTAGTTGTACGCCCATATTTATACCAGTAGTGTAACTGCAAATTAAAGATTGAAAAAAATATTTTAGAATACATTTGGAATTGTCACCCAAATGTTGTATATTAGTGACAAGTTTAACAATTAACAATTAAAAAAGGTAAATTATGGCTATTGATTTAAACGCAATCCGTAACCGTCTGAACACTCTTCAGACAAAAGTAACAAAAACCGATAACTTGTGGAAACCACAACCCGGTAAACAACAAGTAAGGATTCTCCCTTACGTTCACAACCCATCCAACCCTTTCTTGGAACTTTACTTCCACTTTGATTTTGGTGGTAAGAACATCATCTCTCCAATGTCATTTGGTGAGGCTGACCCTATCGTAGAGTTTGCTGAAAAGTTGAAGGCAACTGGTAATCGTGAGGACTACCAACTTTCTCGTAAATTGACTCCAAAGATGCGTACTTACGTTCCTATTTTGGTTCGTGGTGAAGAATCTGAAGGTGTTAAGTTTTGGGGATTTGGTAAAAACGTATACCAAGAATTGTTGGGATTCTTTGCAGACCCTGATTATGGTGATTTGACTGACCCTGTAAATGGTCGTGATATCACAGTAGAATTCAAGACTGCTGCTGAATTGGGTAAGTCTTACCCTGAAACTTACATCCGTGTAAAACCTAACACGACTCCTATTTCAGAGGATAAAAACATTTTGGAAGTTGCTAAAGACCAAATTGAACTTCCTACTATGTTCAAACGTGCATCTTACGAAGAAATGCAAGGTATGTTGGAACAATGGTTGGAAACTGGGTCAGTATCTGACTCTTCTCAAGAGCCAGTTGCAGAAACTTCTCAACCAACACAAGCTACTTCACCTGCTGGAAACGTGAAGGAAGCATTTGATGACCTATTTAACGACTAATTAGATTATGGCAAAGAAGAAGGAAAGTTCTCGTGATGAACTATCTTCAATCCTAGCCGACAACCTCAACAAGAAGTTTAAGTCCGCCCACAAGGTGGCTTTCTTCTTGGATGGGGAGGAAGTTACTCCAACCGACTTAAATGAGTGGGTATCAACGGGGTCTCCTATGTTGGATTTGGCAATCTCAAATAGACCAAATGGTGGATTGCCAGTAGGTCGTATTACCGAGATTACAGGATTAGAAGGTAGTGGTAAATCGCTACTTGCAGCTCACGCAATCGCAGACACTCAAGCAAAGGGTGGACTTGGAGTCTATATCGACACCGAAAATGCCCTCAACCAAGAGTTTCTTGAAGCTATTGGAGTTGACATTAAGAAGATGTTGTATGTTCCATTGGAAACAGTAGAAGACATCTTTGAAGCAATTGATTCAATCATTGAGTCGGTTCGTTCTTCTGACAAAAAGAAATTGGTTACAATCGTAGTAGACTCCGTTGCAGGTGCATCTACCAAAGTTGAGATTTCAGCTGATTATGACCAAGCCGGTTACGCAACTCAAAAAGCCATTATTATTTCGAAGGCAATGAGAAAGGTAACTAATCTTATTGGTAGAGAACGAATCTCACTAATTTTTACAAATCAATTGAGAACTCGTATGGGTGTGTCGTTTGGTGACCCTTGGACTACAAGTGGTGGTAAGGCAATCGCATTCCACTCATCTTGTAGAATCCGACTCAAACAAATGGGTCAATTGAAGTCAAAGATTGGTGGAGTAGACCAAGTTGTGGGTATTAAGACTCGTGCACAGGTAATTAAGAATCGTATGGGGCCACCACTCCGTTCAGTAGATTATGACATCTACTTTGATAGTGGTATTGACAACTATGGTTCGTGGTTACAAATGATGAAAACCTACAACCTTGTAAAACAAAGTGGTGCTTGGTACACTTATGTAGATAAAGAGACTGGTGAGGAAATTAAGTTCCAAGCTAAAAACTTTGAGGAATTGTTGGCAGAACAACCTGAACTTAAAGAGTCAATTTATAAAGAAATTTGTGATGCATATATTATGTCTTACAAAGAATCAAGCGCAGGTTCAAACATTGATAATATTGAAGTAACCGATTTTGATGATTAATAGGTATAAGGAACTACTCAAAGAAGTTAGTATCGAACGTAAGGAAGTACAAAGTGAAGAACTTAATGACCGGGTTCTTATTATAGATGGACTAAATCAGTTCATTAGAGTATTTGGGGCAGTTCCTGCCTTAAACGATGATGGTGAACATTGTGGTGGTGTGACAGGGTTTCTCTTGTCCACCGCTGCAACCATCAGAACATTAAAACCGACTCGTGTTGTCATCGTATTTGATGGTAAGGGTGGCTCAAATCGTAGAAAGAGTTACTACAAGGGGTATAAAGAGGGTAGAACTGGTCTAACAAAAATCAACCGATTGGCTGGTTATGAAGACCTCGAAGACCAACAAGAATCTATGAGAAATCAATTTAGTCGATTGATTGAGTATCTTCAGGTTCTACCCATCTCCCTTACCTATATTGATTATGTAGAGGCAGATGACATTATCGCATATCTTGCAAACCACTATTTTAAGAAAGAAGTCACCATTGTATCATCTGATAAGGATTTTCTTCAATTGGTAAACCACCGAATCAAAGTGTGGGCCCCTACCAAAAAGAAAATGTATGATGAAGCTTTAGTAAAAGAAGATTATGGAGTAATTCCACAAAACCTAATTTGGTATCGTGTAATTACAGGCGATAAATCTGATAATATTGAAGGTGTTCGTGGTATTGGTGAAAAAACCATTCACTCTAAAATGTCATTTTTAAATGAATCCGAACTTGATATGGATGGGTTTATGTCCAAAATACAAACGGAGTGTGATGATAAGTTATCACAAAAGTTGACTGAAAATGTGACAACTATTGAGATGAATTATAGATTAATGCAACTCAAAGACCCTGAAATTTCATCATCAATTACTTCTCAAGTACGAAATATTATGGATGAACTCCAACCCGAATTAGACTTGGTTGAATTTAAGAAGATGTTTATGTATGATAAACTCTATACTGCGTTTGCTAATGTAGACTCGTGGTTAAGAAACTCATTTACATCTTTGCACAACAATTTGAAAAATCATTTCAAAGATTACGAATTCAACGATAAATAATTTTGATAGTAACAAATAATTTCGTATATTTGTACCTATATGGAGAAGTTAGGAAGTAAGTTTAGTACATCATTTCAGAATAAGGTTATATCCGCTATATTGTCGGATAGGTCGTTTACACGACAAATCTACGATATTCTAAAAGCAGAATACTTTGATTCGGAAGCGTCAGAATGGTTGGTAAAGGCAATTATGCAATATTTTGACCAATACGAAAAGATGCCTACTTTGGATGTCCTTAAAGTGAAGATAAACACAATTGAACGTGATGTTCTAAAAACTTCCGTTGTTGACACTCTTAAATTTGCTTGGAATCACCTTGAAAGTGATGATTTAACATATGTGAAGGAACAAATCCTTGACTTTTGTAAAAATCAGTCTATCAAGAACGCAATTTTGGATTCTGTGACTCTTTTAGAGGATGGTAAGTATGATACCATCAAAAAGAAGATTGATACTGCTATGAAAGCAGGCCAAGATTCAGATATTGGTCACGAATACAAAACTATGATTACTGAACGATATGAAGATTCAGTTCGTAATGTGGTTTCAACGGGTTGGAATGTCATAGATGAGATTACACAAGGTGGTTTTGGTAAGGGTGAATTAATTCTATTCGCAGCCCCTCCAGGTATTGGTAAATCGTGGTCTTTGGTCAACATTGGTGTTAACGCAATGAAACAAGGTAAGATAGTAGCACATTATACTTTGGAATTGAATGAAGGTTATGTCGGACAACGATACGATGCTGTTTTAAGTGGGGTTGCTGTGGCTAACCTTAAATACAATATGGATGATGTCAAAAAGGCAGTCCAAGGTGTTAAAGGTGACCTTATAGTAAAACATTATCCTACCAAAACCGCTAGTGTAACCTCACTAAAAGCACATATGGACAAAATGATTCTTCAAGGTAAGAAGCCAGATGTGGTGATTGTGGATTATGCTGACCTTTTACGAGGACCTGCTAAAGAAAAGAGACACGAAGAGTTGGAAGAAATCATCGAAGACCTTCGTGGTATGGCAGGTGAGTACGAAGTACCAGTTTATACTGCATCTCAAATCAATAGAAGTGGCGCAGAAGATGACATTATTACAGGTACAAAGATTGCAGGTTCATTCTCAAAAATGATGACTGCTGATTTCGTGGTATCACTATCTCGTAAGATTGAAGACAAACTTGCAGGGACTGGTAGATGGCATGTTATTAAGAATCGTTTTGGGCCTGATGGTATGACTTTTCCATCAAAGGCCAACTTCTCAACCGGTCAAATTCACATCTATAATGATGATTCCATTTCTGGTCAACAAACCAAAAAAGAGATGAGAGGTGGGGAGAGTTTAGTAAGAAAAGAATTGGCTCAAAAATATAAAGAAATGAGTGGTGATATTGGTTTCTAAACACTATATATAAACACCCCCAAATGAAAAATATGTCTAACATTTTAACGCGGAGCCACTATGGGTCTATTTGACAATCGTATACCTTTTAAACCGTTTGAATATCCAGAATACTACACCGAGGGTTGGTTGAAACAAGCACAAGCATTTTGGTTACATACCGAAATTCCAATGCAAAGTGATATCAAAGATTGGAATGAAAATTTGTCAGTATCAGAGAAGAATTTAGTAGGTAACATCCTACTTGGATTTGCTCAAACGGAATGTGCTGTATCCGATTATTGGACTACTATGGTAACCGAGTGGTTTCCTAAACACGAAATCAAGCAAATGGCTATGATGTTCGGTTCGCAAGAAACAATTCACGCAACCGCATATTCATACTTGAACGAATCCTTGGGGTTGGAAGACTTTGAGGCATTTCTTCACGAACCTGCAACTGCTGAACGATTTGAGAACCTTGCCGGTGTATCAAACAAGTATACATACGAAGACTTAAAATCAAATCCTGAAGCAAGAAAAGAAGTGGCTCGTTCACTTGCAATCTTCTCCGCATTTGCCGAAGGTGTTGCACTTTACTCTTCATTCGCAGTATTGTACTCATTCCAAATGAGAAATATGTTGAAGGGAATCGGTCAACAAATGAAGTGGTCAGTTCGTGATGAGTCACTACACTCTAAAATGGGATGTCAACTATTCAGACATATGTGTGATGAATATCCAGAGTTGAAAGTTGATGTTAAAGAGGCCGTTGAAGCGGCTGCTGAAACTATGTTGGAATTGGAACTCAACTACATTGACAAAATGTTTGAAATGGGTGACCTTGAGAACCTTAAAAAGAATGACCTTAAAAACTTCATTCAACGTAGGGTAAATGAAAAGTACAACGAATTGGGGTACGAAGGAAAATTATTTGATTATAATGAAAAATCGGCCAATGAATTAGAATGGTTCTATCATCTTACAGGTGGTACAACACATACTGATTTCTTCGCAGTAAGACCTACTGATTATAGTAAGGCAAACGAAGGTGAAGATTGGAACGACTTATGGTAAAAAAAGTTATGAAGAATTACGGAGAAGAATTAAATTGGGAAATCGGAGTTGACTTCCCAACTTGGGGAAATACTGAAATATATGTCAAAACAATATCAAAAGGATACTTACTCGCAGGAGAAACGCCAAAAGATGCATATTGGAGGGTATCAACCGCTGTTGCACGTAGGTTGGGTAAACCGTATCTCGCTAGTAAGTTTTTTGATTATATTTGGCGCGGGTGGCTTAATCTTGCTAGCCCTGTACTTTCTAATACTGGCACCGATAGGGGTCTTCCGATATCTTGTTTTGGCATTGATGTCGGTGATTCAATCCAAGAGATAGGTCAAAAGAACCTCGAATTGATGTTGTTGGCCAAACATGGTGGTGGTGTTGGTATTGGTCTTAATATGATTAGACCTGCCGGTGCTAAAATCACCGATAATGGTACAAGTGATGGTGTAGTACCATTCGCTAAGATTTACGACTCTACAATCCTTGCAACTAACCAAGGAGCAGTTCGTAGAGGTGCTGCTTCGGTTAACCTAAACATTGAACACAACGACTTTGATGAGTGGATTGAAATCCGTGAACCAAAGGGTGATGTAAACCGCCAATGTTTGAACCTACACCAATGTGTTATCGTTGGTGACAAGTTTATGAGAAAACTTGAGGATGGAAACGAAGAAGCAAGACGCAGATGGGGTAAGGTACTTCAGAAGAGAAAGGCAACTGGCGAACCTTACATTATGTACAAAGGTAATGTAAACAAACAAAACCCAGAGGCATACAAACAAAACTCATTGAAGGTCTTTATGACCAATATTTGTAGTGAGATTACACTTCACACCGATGAGTCACACTCATTTGTATGTTGTTTGTCTTCAGTCAACTTGGCTAAATACGATGAGTGGAAAGATACTGACCTTATCTATACAGCAACTTGGTTCTTGGATGGTGTACTTGAAGAGTTCATCCAAAGAGCAAAGAATATGAGAGGATTTGAGAATTCGGTTCGTTCTGCTGAAAAAGGTAGAGCATTGGGTCTTGGAGTTTTGGGATGGCACACATACCTACAACAAAAAGGTATGTCATTCGAAGGTCTTCCTGCTCAATTTGAGACTCGTAGAATCTTCTCTCAAATGAAGATTGAGTCAGAACGTGCATCTCGTGATTTGGCTAACGAATATGGTGAACCACTATGGTGTGTTGGTACAGGTATGAGAAATACTCACTTGAGAGCTATTGCACCAACAGTATCCAACTCCAAATTGAGTGGTAATGTATCCGCAGGTATCGAACCTTGGGCTGCAAACGTATTCACCGAACAAACTGCTAAAGGAACATTCATTCGTAAGAACAATGAGTTGGAACGTGCTCTTCGTAAGATGGGTATGAACAACAAAGAGACTTGGGATAGAATCCTTGCAGATGGTGGTTCAGTTCAAGGTTTGGATGAGTTGGATAATTGGGGATATGTTGAGGGTAAACTTCAAAAGAAAGAAGATATGGACTCCCAAGTGATTGAAAACAATCAAGTGGATTGGGTAAAGGATGTATTTAAGACATTCAAAGAAATCAACCAACTTGAATTGGTAAGACAAGCCGGTATCAGACAACAATATGTTGACCAATCGGTATCACTCAATTTGGCATTCCCATCTCAAGCATCACCAAAGTGGATTAACCAAATCCATATGGAAGCTTGGAAACAAGGAATTAAGACACTTTATTATATGAGAACGGAGTCGGTACTTCGTGGAGACATCGCAGCTCGAGCCACCGACCCTGATTGTTTATCTTGCGATGGTTAGGAAATTATTATGAAACAATATCTTTACTTTTCAGCTCCGTGGTGCGGCCCGTGTCGTATGTTAGGGCCAGTAATGCAACGAGTTAACAACACGATTCCAGTTCAGAAAATCAATGTAGATGAACAATCTGAAATGGCAATTCAATACAACGTAAGAAATATTCCAACCGTCGTATTATTGGAAAATGGCCAAGAGGTTAAACGAATTATCGGAGCAAAGGCAGAGGCTGAATATTTGAATGTTTAATTAGGATTTAAAAATGGTTACGAAAAATACAAAATCAAAATTTTGTTTTAATGCAATGGTTAATAATGAAGCACATTGTATTGAACGTATGTTGAACACGGTATGGCCATATATTGACTATTGGGTAATCCAAGACAATGGGTCTACTGATGGTACTCAAGACATTATTCGTAATTTCTTTGAGGAAAAGGGTATCCCTGGGTTTTTGTATCAATTAGATTGGTGGGAAGGGCATGGTGTAAATCGTGACCATTGTATTAAAACAGCACTTCAAGCTGACCACGGGTGTGATTGGATTTTGAGAGTTGATGCTGATGAACAATTGGTAATTGATGAAGATTTTGATTGGTCGGTTTTTGATGATACTTCAATTCAGAGTTTTAATGTAACCACTATTGATAACGGAACTCAATACTACCGAACTTGGTTGTGGAACGCAAAAGAACCATGG